AGTATACGTATCTCCTATGCTGAGCAAAGGAGCAGTGCCCACAAGATTGACCAGTGAGATTTCATTGGTTGTGGTCACATCTTGTACAGTGATTGTTACATCGTTGATGCCGTCAATGCCACCAAGAGCACTGCCCTGAATCAGCAGTGTGTCTCCGATGTTGTAATTTACGCCACCGTTGACAATGTCAGTTACTTGGTAGTGCAAGTTCAAATCAAATGTTGTGGCAGCAGGCGTTGGTACCCAGGCTTGAGTCTGTGAATCCCAGTGCACACTGAGCAATTTATCCAACTCGTACCTGTCAACTTTGAAATCAATTTGATTCAAAATTTCGCCAAACTGTGTTTTAATGTTGTAAGCAATTTGTTTTGATCTTCCGGGCTTGGTGTAACAAATCACCCAGGCCGGAGTGAAACCCAGCACTCGTCCATTGGTTTGTTTGCTGATCATCCATCTTGGCAGTGTGTCGCTGATTTTGCCCACAGAATCAATTACTTGATCTCGCATGTTGATCAAACTGTTGGGATACACAGTGGTTATTTCAGTTGAATCTGGACTGCCAATGGGATAGGGCAGTGTGACTTCCTTGCTGACACTCTGACCATCTTGATTGACCAAATCGTCAATTATTCGACTGTACACCACTTCATACAACACAGTTCCGTCGGTGTTCAAGGCCTGAGCAGTTTGAATTTCGCCCAGTACAAGATTTTTCCAGTAGTGGTTGATGATCAAACTGTCAACATATTGCTGGTATGTGGCACTGGTCAATCCATAGGCATGCCAATAAACTACATTTTTGGCCACACCAAAGTTGGGGTCTGACGCTCGATACAAATATGACGGTGGGAATATATCAGGACTTTGAATCAAGGTGTTGATCAAATCTCGATCAGACAACGGTGGCATGGCCTTGATATAAAGATTTTCGTAGGGCTCGTTGTAGGCACGATTCACAGTGACGCTGAACGTTTTATCGCTGCTGACCAACCCATCGTAACTGTAAGCATTGACAGTGAAAGTACACTTCAAATCAAAAGTAGTAGATTGATGAGTTTTAATAAAACGATTTTGATCAAACGTGGTGGTTCCGCCATCCAATGCAAACGTGTTAAAACTCACCCGCCCAGCTATTTCCCCAGTGGGTAGAAGTTGCAAGCCCTGCGGTAATTTATTGTAAGCCCCGGGTTTGAGGCGATACTGCAAAAATCTTCCGCCAGTGTTGGTGGCTTCTACTGCCAATGTACTCACACTGCCATTGTCGATGGTGCCCAGATTGGATGGAGTCAGCCAAGTAACATTGGTATTGATTGCTCCAACCAGCGTCAAACTAAAATAATATGGATCACTGAAAATGCTGGGGTTGTTGGCTTTTCTCACCACAATGGCAAATTCATACGTTATTTCGCTTAACCCTAGATCAGGAATGTAACCGTACAGCCAGCCAGTCACTGGATCCAATGTCAATCCAGGTGGTATGTCATACACTGTGCTGTCGTTGTCTGTGGTAAATTCCACCGGATCGCCGTCACCATCGTACCCAATGAATTGATATGCGTAATAGTTGTCGGTTTTGTAACGTCCCAGATCGCTGGGCACTGAATTCACAATCAACGGCACTCTCACAGGTGTCTCATCGGCTGTGATAAAGACGTTGTCTGCGGTAAAATCTATTGTGTCGGCTGTGAGACTGTCTCTACTGCAAACAAACAAACTAAATGATCTTAGACTGCTACTCTTACCATCTGTGATGGCCAGAGTGAACTGATAATTGGTGCTGGCGCTGTTGGCTGTGTAACTGAATGGATACTGGCTGAATCCTTGACCATCTGCGCTGAACCCGCCATTTTGATAGTACGGCACCAATGGTTCCAAATAGCCCGAAAGCAGTCCTCGAGGTGTCAAGGTGGTGCCAGCTGGCAGTTGTCCCGATACCAATTGAACAAAAACAGTGTCAGGCAAATCACTGTCGGTAAACTCAAATTGAAAACTAAATGCGCTGCCATCATAGGCCGACCCTATGCTGCCCGACGGTGTTGTCCAGCTTGGTATGTTTTGACCCGTGACTGTGATAGTGAACGTACGGTCAATGAATCTATCCACCACAGTGACACCGTCGACCACTTTTTCGGTGTAAGCCCTTATGGCAAATTTGCTGGTTACATCAGCTGCTACATCAAGCGGTACTCCTTGTATGTAGGCCACAGAGTATGGAATCCCTGATATCACTCCTGTGTCAGCAAGTTGTATGCCGGCAGGTAATTGTCCCGCGATTACTTTGAAATAGACATTGTCCAACAAGGGAAAATCGGGATCGTAGGCCTCTAGCAGTACCTGATAAAAAACATTTTCAGGTATTGTTCCCAGGCTTCCGGCAGGAGTTTGCCAAACAGGTTGTGCCATGTTAAATTACCAGGGTGTGGTATCCCAAAGAATTCTTTGCCAAATTGAAGTGACTCCGTCGTAGTCAGCTGTGCAGTAATAAAAATAAACACTGTCAAAGGCTGTCATTCCTGTGATGTCTCCGCTGATTCCAATGGACGAAGTAGGAGCCGTGTCTTGCACTCGAGCAAACAATTGGGAAAAATTTTCATTGCACTTGATGTAAGCAGTGCGTAATGGATCTCCATTGCCATCGTTGGGACTGGTACCAACGTTAATAACTTGTTGCGTCATAGGTTGTTCCTCTGGTAGTATTTACCAGAAAATCAAAAGGTTTGAACGCAGTTTTAGATGCTGAACGAATTGCCACAGCCGCAGGAAGTGGCTGCATTGGGATTTTGAATTATAAAATTGCTGCCTTGAAAATCGTCCCGATACTCAATGGATGCTCCTTGCAAATACTGCATGCTCATTGCATCCACAAGAATTTTTACTTCGGGTGTTCCGAATTCAAAATCATCCTCGTTTTGGTCTTCGTCAAATGTAAAACCATACTGAAATCCCGAACACCCGCCGCCTTGTACAAATACACGCAGTTTAAGATTGGGATTATTTTCTTCGTGAAGTATTTCTTTAAGTTTAGTTATTGCGTTTGGTTCAAGTGTCATATAATTTCTTTTCTTGGCCAAGCACTTGCTTTACCGTTTTTGATTAATTTTGACACAACAGAATTGAAGTGTCTTTGTTTATTTTGTTCTGGAGTTAATGCAAAGATGCCAGTACGATTTTCTTTAGCATAAACTCCACCTTTTTTTCCACCGATCTTGCCTGCTTCAGCAGCATGCCCTGCTTTAAAACCAAGACCTAATTCTGCTGATCGCTTACCACCTCGAGATGCAATTTTTTGTTTCTCTTCTTTAGAAAAAGCATGTATGCCGATTTTTTCGTCGACTGTTTTTTTGCCTCCAATGGTTCCTGCTTTACTTTGTACTTCTTTTGCTAATACCGGATTGTTCTTTGCCCAAACAGTGAGTCCAACACCTTGTTTCATATTTTGTTCCGCTGACTTTTTACCATTGATCTTTGCCATTTCTAACCAATCATCAGGTTTGCTCTTCATACGAGATGCTATCATGTAGGCAGCGTAATGATCATTTTGAAATTTGTGAATATCATAATGCTCTTTAAGAGTAACCGCTCTTAAATTTAATGGGTCGTTATTTTCATGATTACCATCAATATGATGAATATCTATTCCATCTAACAAAGATGCTTTATAATGTCTTTCATAAATTTTTCGATAATTGTTTGACATTGTTCTTGTGTGTTCCCACGAATATTTATATCAAAGACGATCGTTTACTACATCCCAATTAATAATACGCCAAATATTATCTAAGTATTTTTCTTTTTCCCATTGGTAATCGAGACTATATGCATGCTCCCAAAAATCTATTAGCAGGGCAATATCTGTGCGTACAGCATGATTTTTAATAGTTTTAATGTCGCCACCAGTGCTGAGATACACCCATCCTGATCCTTGGATCTTCATGGCCGCTTCTTTGACTTGATCTTGAAAGTTTTCAAAGTTCTTGAACTTTTTTTCAATCAGTGACAGCACTGCCCCTCGAGGTTTGTTGTTGCCCTTGGGCGGTTGCAGTTGCGGAAAAAATTTGTTGTGTAGAAAACTACCTGCCCGATTGAAATCAGGGTCTCCTTGACCTTCATTGTAACGCTTGGCGTAACCTTTGGCCAAATGTTCGTAATGGTAGTCCAATGTGTCTCTGCTCATCACAGGGTTCAACTCATTGAGCTCGTAAGGCAAAGGTGTTGTTTCCAACTTGGAAGGACGAGTTGTTGCTTCTATTAGATCAATATGTTCGCGCATACATTATTTAGCACTGTATCAGCGTCTTCTAACAATGC